GTAATACAATTGATGAGATTTTGGACGCATACTATTCTGCTCCTGGACTAAAACTACGATAAGATATGTACCAACAAGGTGTCTTTTTTTACGGAGGTATGAATACTGACGATGAGGATCGTCTTATTACAAATGGTGACTATCGAAGTGCTACATTCTCTCGGAACTATGGGGTGAACGCTCCTTCCGAAGGTGCTTTGCAATCAATGACAGGCAACCTTTTACAAAATAACACAAAACTACCAGGAGGTGTTAATATTTTGATAGGTGCTTGCGAAGATGTTGAGTATAAGGCATTAATTCTCTTTGTTTTCAATGACCTTGGTCAGCATACAATTTGGAGGTACACTGTTGAAGATGCACAATATGAATTGATTCTTCAAAATTCAATTTTGAATTTTAAAAAGACAAACCAAATATACCATGCCAATGTAGTCAACAACTTGTTGTATTGGACAGATAACTATTTCAATAGCTACACCGCTAATAATTTCAATCCTCCTCGTAAGATTAATATCCAAAAGGCAATCCTTTACACTCAGTCAGCAGGAACAAACCCTGATGGATATTCAGAGATTACTTTCAATAATTTAGACTGGATTAAACACCCACCTCTATTTTCTCCAATATTTGCATATAACTCAGACCCAACGGAGAATTCTAATAATTTGAAGAATAAGTTGTTTCAGTTTCGTTACCAGTATGTGTATGACGATAACGAAGAGTCGGCATGGTCTCCAATCTCAGAAATGACTTTGCCTACCGCATCCGAATACATTGGTCAGACGGTTAATATCAACCCGTATATTGACAACAATATACGCTTAGATATAAGCACCGGGTCTTCTATAGTTCGCTTAATTCGTGTGGCGTATAGAATCGGAAACACAGGAGAGTTTTTTTTGTACAAGGAATACGACAAGACCCAATTAAGTTGGTCCAACTATACTACGGAAACAATTGATTTTAAGAACGAGACCTCTGGGCCTGCAATAAGCAACTCTGAAAGAAACTACGACCTAATACCTCAAATTGCAAAAACAATTGAATACTTGCCCTCTAACGAGTTTGCGATAGGTAATTACATTGAGGGTTATGACAAGCAAGAGATAACCGATGACGATGTTGCTTTTGATGTGGTTAGATATGAAATTGATGATACGGCATTTACCTACCCATTAGCATCGTATTTTAATGACTTCAATCCTAGCACACCTGCTGCAAAAAAAGGTTTTTACATTTTTTTCAATCCTACTTACGACATTTTTTATAAATATAGATATCAAACAGGAGACATACTAATACTTCAGTTAAAAGATTATAGCACATCTTCGTTAAATACGGTAGCTCCCGATTCTACTATTTATTTTACAGTTCCGTCTATTGATCCTGTTGTTTACACGACTGATTTGCAAAAGTTAAATCAATTATGCGTTTCTCTTCAGTCGTATTTATTAACTGTTGGCATATCCTCATCAGTTGAAGCCCCTGGCTCGGCAACTGGGCCATTTCCATCTGTGGCTTGGCCTTCACTCAAAATAACAGGTAAGACCTGGTATAATAGAACACAAGCCCAAGCAACCCAAACTACGAATGGTTTAGTTATAGTGTTTCGTGAAAATAAGGCTACTAGGACTTTTAAATCAGGAGCAAAACATGAATTTGCTTTCCAATACTATGATAGAGCAAATAGAGATGGCACAGTTTTAACAGTATCTGCTGGTGATGTTTACGTTCCATTCAATACAGATTATACAGACAATGAACTCAACCAACCTACTGGTTTAAATAGACAACCATATTTTAGTAAAATAAATTTATCAATATTTTCCACATACCAGCCACCAATATGGGCAGATACTTATCAGATATTATACAAGCCCTCTACCAATATTTCAAATTTTCAGCAAAGATCAGTTAAGGAAGTTGTATTCAATGCTGACTCTACAGTAAAATTAGTTTTAGACACTTACTATAAGGAAAATATTTTAGGAGCTTCAATAAACCAAACCCCATCAAAAGGAGATTTTGTACGATTTGTTAGGCAAAGAGCTTTATTTGAAAACGATGTGACTATTTACAATTTATTTACAGCAAACGAATCTAACGTCACAGTCACAAGCTCGGCATCTACTTTGCCTGGGTACGCAAACGCTTATTTATTGAATTTATCTTCGTATGTTTCTGAAACATATGACCCGTTCTCAACGATGTTGGCTGGGACATTTACAACACCCTATACTGGCACGTTTCGTATAAATTGCCAAACTACAACCACAATAACTTATACAGGTCCATCGTCTTTAGTTAATATAAGGATGATAGCTTTAGTTAACGGGACTACCCCGTATGTTATAGGCAATTATGTAACCCCAGGATTATTACCTAATACTTTTTCAGCATTAGTAAGTGGCGTTGCAAATATTGGTTTAAATTCTGGTGATCTTGTTCAATTTTATTGCGTTGCGTATTTTATATCTGGCCCTGCGACAATTATTATATCTAATAGCTTTTCAGACTATTCTATATCAGGAGTAGGCGTTGATTACGACCAATCACAATATTACCCTAGTTATGTAACTCAAGAGTCTAATTTAGAACAAGAGTTAAATGTTTTAAGTTACGACCCTGCAAGTGGGTCTATTGGAGAAGTAGTTACAGTCAATAATTTTGACCCTAATTTATTAGGAGAATATTTAGTATTTAGTGGAACAGATCCAAATAGAGCTATATGCACAGGAGGTTTTCAAATTGAGATTTACACTCCAAAATTAGAGAGTGAAAACGACCCTTGGTATGAGGTGGGTGTTGAGTTTCCTATAATCAATCCTCACACAAGCACGAGGTCTCATGGAGGTGATGTAAACCAAGTCTACAACACTACAGATGGGGAGGTTTATTTAGATTGCGGAGACGTTTATATCCGTCAAAGAGTTATGTCCACTGGATATCAGTATTTAGGAGGTTCTGCAACTATTGGAGACTCTAATGATAATGTAGCCGCTTGGTTCTGTGAAGATCCTCACTACTCTGACTTTTACGTTTCAAATTGGAACAACAAAGGGCGATTAGGATTATTTTCTCCATTCGCTAAACAGCAACATTTAAAGGCATCTATTTATCATACAAACGCATTAATTGACAATACTCAAATTAACGGGTTAAGTCGAATTGAATTCTTTAACAATGTAGCATTAAAAGATGAACATGGGGGTATAAACAAGTTGATGCAAATTGGAGACACTCTCAAGGCGTTTCAAGATAAAAAAGTTACATCTGTTTATATCCAAAAGGCATTTGCTCTTAACGGAGACGGCACTAATAATGTAATCCTTTCCGACAAGACGTTTGCAGGTGTTCGTCCCCACGATGATGACTACGGATGTATTCATCCAGGGTCTGTGTCCAAGGTTGAGAACAACGTATTCTTCTATGACTTTTATAACGCTGCTGTAGTTCAAGCTACTCAAGGTGGTTTAATAAATATTTGTGAGGGTGAACGTAAGTTTTCTGTTGGAATTCGTAATTTCACTAATAACATAAGAAGTTACGAAACTCTCGCTGGAATGAACTCTAATGTAGTGTCTCACATCAATCGGTCTAACGGTGAGTACGCCTTGTACGCAGGAACAAATATTGATGAGATACCTAACTGCATTTCGTTTTTAAATTTCATTATCGATGCGCCTAGTACAGTTCTTATACATGGTGGTGATTATACGTCTATTTTTTTACCAGGTGTTTCTTTTGTAATAATAAATGCCGCGTACCCAAGTAATAACGGAACTCGAACTGTAACAACCTCGTCTTATAGCGTAAGTTTAAATAGAACTAATATTCTTGTATCGCCTGGTTTTGTTTCTGACGAAAAGCCTTCTCCCGGGACTCTTGTTATCAGTCCAGAAATTAATATTTCTACTGAAGGAATTGTATACTCTTTCAACAGACAGCGTTGGACATCTTATACAAATCACCCTGTTATATTTGCTTATCAGTTTGGTAATAGGGCGTATAGTACAGGAGGTTTAATCTCATCTAACCTTGGTAAGTTGTTTGAAGAGGATAAAGGAACAACGGAGTTAACATTCTTTAACGAAGGGAGAACTCAACAAATAGAGTTCTTGTTTAACTCTAACCCAACAATTGTTAAAAGATTTTTAACCTTTACAACTCAGTCAAATATGCCGTTCAATGTGGGTGTTACAATTCCTGCAACAAATCAGTATCCTAACGGAATGACCTCTACCATTTTAATTGCTAATTTTAGAAATCAAGAGTCTTATTACGTTTCTAAATATTTTAGAGACTCTTCAGACCCTAACCCATTTTTAACAGGAGCTTTGAAAAGATTAAACGGAAGAGAGTTAAGAGGATATGTTTTGAAACATAGTTTGACCAATACTGTAACAAGTAAGAAAATGATATTGTTCTCAGCAAACGTGAACTTTGTACCATCAGAACCTATCATGCAATAAAATTTGTATATTTGATTAAAATTTAAGTTATGGCAGGACTAGAAGGATTAGCAAAAGCAAACCCGTACTTACAAGCGGCTGAATTGGCTGGTACGCTAGGTATGGGGGCATATCAACTTATTAAAGCAAAGAAACTTCAAAAAAATCTTGGAGATAGACCTGTATACGATTATACCGAAGCAAAGGCTGCCAACGCAGGTCAACTTGCTTTGGCTCAGGGAGAGGCTCCAGGACTTGCTCAACAGATGCAGGGTGTAAACCAAACACTTGCAAATACAACTCAAAGTATTGCCAACATGGCTCCATCGGGAGCAGCAGGATTAGGTGCTTTGGTTCAAGCAGGTGCAGGAACTCAACAAACTGTTGCTGACCTTACCGCAAATGCGGCTCAACAGAAGTTGGGCCTTCAACAGAACTACTTACAAGGAAAGGCAGGTCTTCAACAATACGCAGACAAAGCGTTTGACATAAATCAAATGAACCCGTACACTCAAAAGGTGGAAGAGATTGCCGCTATGAAACAAGCTGGTCTTCAAAATATCGGAGGTGCCGTAAGTGCAGGTGTTGATATGTCATCTACAGCAGCAGCAAATCAAGCGTTAGCAACTGGTCAGACAAAAGATGCGGCAGCTATAAGAGCAGCGTTAATAAAAGCAGGTCTTTTACCAGCAGATGCTTAAAAAATAAAAGTAAAAACAATTAAAATGGCATTAACACCGGGATTATATGTACCGCAAGGACAAGTAGGAACAGGCGCAGCTTATGTGCATCAGATTAAGGACAAGTCTGGGCAATTAGAAGCTATTGCAAAAGCATCTGAAAAACAAAGGCTTAACCAAGAGAAACAGATGGCTAAACTCAAAGGTTTCGACTATGGAAAAGTAGTGGACGAAAACATGAAAAAGCATATATCTGCAAAATACAAAGAAGGACTTGAAACTTTTGCTGAAATTACAGCCGCAGGTGGTGATATCGCAAGTATATCTACACCCGAAGGTCAAGCATTTAGTGTGTGGCAAAATCAAATAAAAGATGAGGCTGATACAGCCGCCCTTGCCGAGGCGAATAAGGAGAAGTTTTTAACTTCTTATTCAACACGTCCGGAGTTATACGACACCGATATTGCATCCGCTGTTTTAGAAGAATATGAAGCGGCTACTACCCCTGACGATAAGTTGAGAGCAACTCAAAATCTAGACCCTCTTCATTTAAAACAGTTTAATTACAACAAATGGATTCAAGAGGAGATTGAACCTGCTAAAACAGATAAGGAAATTATAGAATTAGGAGAAGATATTACAGAATATCAAAATGTTTACAATAAAAAACTTGAAGAAATCCCTTCGATATTAGCCACTAAACCAGGTTACAGATTAGCTGAAGTTCAATGGAAAAAAAGAAAAGAAAAAGGGGAGGCAGGTTTTGACCAACCTGATTTTCAAACATTTTTAGAAGATCAAGTTGCTCAACAAAAAATTATTAGAGAAAATAAATCTCAATCTCCTGCGGCTAAGGGGATTACTAATATTATAAATATGCCAGGAGCAACTCCTGTATCAGGAACTGTTACGCCATCCGAAGTTTCTCAAACCGCTGCAATTAATTTTGATTTAGGTAAAGCAGCGGCAAACGGTTCAGGTACGGGTGAACAATTATTTTGGACGGCTAACCCTCAAAGACCTACTGTTCCTTACTTGGTGTTGAAAGGAAAGGGAGGGAATCCTGCTGAATACGGACTGAGTGAAGAGCAAGGCGCAATTCCCGACCCTTCCGATGAACAGAACGGAATATTAGTTCCTGCCGACCAACTGTGGAAATTGGCTAGTCCTCAGGTGTCAGCTATAGACCTTCAGATAGGTGACGATACTGACGAGGCTAGGAAGTTTAAAGGCAAGGCGTTTAAGGACGAGACAGGGAAAAACTTTACAGGCCAACCAAAACAAATTTATGAAGACCAGTTAGGGAACACCTGGATGGACATGACTGACGCTAAGGGTTCTGGCGTAGGTCATATACTCTTAAAGGCTGGAGGTATTTCTCAAACTTATAAGGACCAATACGGAGAGTTGAAAACAAACCCGTTGGTAAATATTGCTAACTCAAACATGGAAGCCTTAGAAGCTGCTTTAGGTATTAATTATGATGAGTTTATAAGAACATATCAAAAGGTTAATTTCAAGTAGTGAAACTTTGAGGTATTTACTTTAATTGAAATTCGTATATTTGTATATATTAAATCAACATGGCAAATTTACAAGACTTATTTAATGAGTTAGTAGCTGACTCGAGAGCAGAAACTCCAGACACATTTGAGGAATTTCAATCTAAAATGGAAGACCCTGGGTATGCCGAGAAGGTAAACAACGGATTAAATCAGTTAGGCTACGATATAAACGCCTACGAGGGGTTAAAAAAAAAAGAGGAATCTATGGTCGAATCTACTCCGCTATCTCAGCAGGAGTCAGAGCAGCCAAGCGAAACTACAGAGACAACCCAAGAGGTTGGTACTGAGCCTACACAAGAAGTAGTTACAGAGCAAGTAATTGAAAAGCCAGTCTTTTCAGCACCTGCTCCTGTAAATACAATTTCTCCATTTAAAAAGAAAAAGCCGCAAGAAACTAAAGAAGAACTTGCGGCAAAAGCAGTTCCATTTGACGATTCTTATAACGTATCTATGGGTTATTTCAACCCAACAACTAATAAGGTTGAGGTACTTGTAGAGCCAAAAGAAGAGGGGTCTTTTCCCTACACTCAAGTTGTTGACGCAGGTGATCCTTGGTTAGAGTCTGTAAAGAAGACCTTTCCTGGAATGGCTATGTACGCTGATGAGAAAGAATGGAAAACCGCCTCTGCTCAAAAGATGGCAAAGGAAGAGAATGCAATTCCCCCAACTAGCTTAGGTGCTTTGCCTATGACGCCTGTGGATATTAGCGGAAGAAAGGCAGGTCCTTTAGGAAAGATAATTCAAAAAACATTTGGTTGGGATAACGCTAGATTAGAGCAATTTTATACAGACCAAGATAAAAGGAAGGCAAACAGAACTCCGTTGGAAGTTTGGGGGTCTGAGTTCAACAAGTTCTTAAAGGGTTCAAAAGATGTTGCTGAGATACAACAAGCAAAAGAATGGGTAAAGCAAGAGAATATTGCTAACGCTACAGCCGCAAAAGAAAAGTATGAATTTGTATTTTCAAATGGTCGCAGCAATTTAAATCACGATAAAAATGCGATATTAGAAGAGTATGCCACCAATCCAGATGCAGCGTATTCTAAGTTTAAAAACTTTAGGTCGGACGTTACCCTTGATTATTACGATGCTGAAGAAAGGTATTTAAATAATAAAGGTGAAGATCAAGACCAAATTAGGTTTGAAAGGTCAAAATATGAGGCTTTAATTAATGACGAGCGTAACGGAAAAGATTTAGACCGAGTTGATGAGCAATTTATTCAAGCACAAGAATCTCGTGCAATGAATGCTTACGCTAACACCATTGGCTCTGATGTTACTCTATTAACATCAACCAAAGAGTACGAGAAGGCATCCAAGGATCTAAGAATTACAAACTTTAAAATTGTACAGGCTCAAAAAAGATTACAAGAGTTAGGTTATGATGTTGCTGGAAAAGCTATAGAGGAACAAGGTAAAACATTAACCCAACAACAAATTGAGGCAAAAAAATATGCCGATGAGATGACCTCGTTAAACGATGACTATGAGGAGTTTACTACACCATTAACATCTCGTCAAGATGTTATCAACAAGAGAATAGAAGAGTTGCAAACCAAAGGAGAGGTTACGAGAGAAGAAGAGGCGGAATATTCTCAATTGGTTGAAGAGTTCAATGCTATTAATGAGCAAGTTAACGCCAAGACTTTAAACTACACAACGTCTTGGGGAAAAGCCCAAGAAAATTACAACAAGTATTATACTGAATCAAATGCTCTTTACCAAACAATTAAAGAGCAAGAAAAGAAAATAAATGACCCCGAGGTTCAAGCGTTAGTTAAAATTATTAACAACGCTAATGACGAAAAGAATTTTGTAATAAACCAAACCGGAGTAGATGCGGCAGCGATTTCTGACTTGACTATGGCTGCTGACAGAGTTGACTTAGTTAGTAAGTTAAATGAAAGATCTAAAGGTCATGAGGAATCTTCTGTAAATCGTTTTGACGATATTCGTGAGAGAGAGAAGATGGATTTCTATATTAATTTGTACGGAAAAGTTGCTGACGAAGCGGTGGGATCACCTTTTGTTAGTGGGGCTGTAGAGTTTACTAAAGGTGCTGTTAATACCGCATATAAAATGGCATCTGGATTGTTATTTAGTCCTGTTTATATTGCTAATTTATTTGCCGCTGACGATGAGTATTCTGAAATGGACAGGGTTACGGAAACTTTATCAGACGCAAGCACGGTGTTAGACCCATTCACATCGGTTAGAAGCGATGCTGACATGGTTGACAAGATATTAAACGCTACAGGTGGTGCAGCAGTTCAAATGGCGGCAATGGCTACAGGCTCAGGAGTTTTAATGGAGGGTGGTATGGGTGTTATGGCGGCCCAAACCGTTACAACTTTCATGTCCTCTTTCCCAATGAACTACCAAGACAATATCAACTCGGGAATGAATCCAATGGACGCTAGAAACATTGCTTTGATGAACACCGCTACTGATGTTTTATTAGAAGGAATATATGGCGAGGGTAAAATTTACAAGGCAATAAGAGCTAGTCGTTCAAGTGCTATTAAAGAGGGTATTAAGGCTGGTAAAAATGTAGACGAAATAATGGCTGACTTTTATAAGTCTCTACCAAAAGAAGTTGCTGATAAAGCTAAAGACGTGGGAGTTAGAGCTGTTGCAATAGTTGAGGGAGCAGCTTTAAACGCTTTTGAAGAAACTACTCAAATGGTAGGTCAGAAAGCTACAAACCGAGCGTATAACTATATAAACGATGGCTCTGTAGCTGAAGTGGAGACTAATGGAGAAGAGGTAATATTAACAACTGTACCTGCCTTATTATTAGGGGGAGCAGGTAACGCTACTATAGACATTGCCTCTACACAATCAAGAGACGCTTTGTCAGAAGGAATTTTATATGTAGGAGCAAATAGCAACAACTTTTTATCAGAGATAGAAAAACAAGTACCAGACTTTTATAACGAGAATAAAAAGCAATTAGAAGAAATTTCAATGGTTGCTAAAGAGTCTCAGAAGTTACCCGGATACGCTAACCTAGACGCTAACTTAAAGGCTCACGTTTTATCTGAGACAATCAGAAAAAAGAACCTTGAGGCAGCTATGAAAAACTTTGGTTTGGAAGACCCTAAAACTAAAGAGGAAATAGCAAACATTGATACTGAAATAAAACAAATTCTCGCAGGAGAAAAAACATCAACTATAACCGAAACACCACAAGAAAATGCCGTACAAGAGCCAAGCACAGGAGAAGTTCTTCAACGCCAACCGCAAGAAGTTGGAGAAACAGGGGGTCAACGTAAAGGAGTGGAACCAGTCCTCGAAGGGCAAAGTACTACCCAAGAAGTTGGGAAGGAAGAAGTAATAGCTACTCCACAAGAACAGAAAGAACAAGAGGCGATGCAAAATGACATCGACCAAGTTCAACAATCAACAGGCACTGTTATTAATTTAAACGAGGACGGGACTCTTACTATCAACGCTCCTCAAAGAGGTGGTCAGTCTAAAAAAGATGCAGCCATTGAGAATGCTAAACAGGAATTGACAAGCCTTGGTTACAACGTAGAGAGCAGAATTACTCAGCCTCAAGTTGCTCCCCAGGAAGTTGGGAAAGAAGAAATAGTTAGAGACGAGGCTTGGGATGAGAATGCTAAAGAGAGTTTGCCCGAGTCTTCTTTCCCTGATCGTAATTCATTTATAGAAACGATTAAGAATGGTGTATTTGGGCTTCTTACAGCTTGGAATCCTCAAAGAAAATCTTTAAGCGATGAAGAAAACGCTAAAAGAAATGAGGTAGCTAAGTCTTGGCTAGAAGCAAGAGGTTATTCTACTGACGGTATATTTGGGAAATACGGCAACTCCGAGAAAAGTTTTATTGTTCCTAATTTATCTAGAAAAGATGCTGTTGATTTTGCAGTAGAATTTGATCAAGAGTCTGTAGCTACACATGACGGATTAGTATATCAAGACGGATCATATAACCCTAGAATCAAAGGAAGCGAGAAATTTGAACCTCAAACAGATAATTACAGCACGATTAATTTAGCTGGCGAGAGATTAGACTTTGCTATAGAATACGATTTTAATACCTTGCTCGATAAGGATGGTAATAAGATAGAAACTCCTAAGCAACAGGAAACTCAATTTTCAACAGATGAAATTTTAAAACAAGCTAACTCTACCGGATATAATATTAGTGATACTAATCGAACTAAAGAGGTATCAAAGTTGGCAAAAACACCAAAGCAAAGAAGAATAGTAGATCAGGCTATTAAGGCTGTAAAAACATTAAAGTCTATACTTCCTAACTTTGAAATGGTTGTTTTTGATAATGAAGCTGATTTTAAAAATTACGCCAACTCTATTGGTGCTAATGAAGATTCAAAAGGTTTATTTACAATTCTTCCAGAAAAAGAATCTGGGGTTATTGCTATAAATTTAGAAGCTGCTAATTTGCGTACTGTAGCGCATGAAATGACACACGCTGTATTGTTCAAAATGTTTGGAGAAAAACCTGAACTTTACGCACAGTTTAAAAATAAAATAGCAGAATTAGCTAAAGGAAAGAAACTAAAATCCATTAATGAAAATGGTGAAGAAATAGAAATTTCTATAGATGATATTGCTGCGGATTTAGCTTCTAATGAGGCTTATGATGATGTTGAGCGTGCGGAAGAATATATGTCTGAACTCACAGCTGTTTTGTCTAATTTAAAAGAATCAGATCCAGCTACTAAATCTTTCTTTAAATCTATTGCGGAATATATTAATCAACTTATCGCTAAGTATTTTGGCCCGGGTCTTAAACCTATTGACGACACGTCCTCTCCAGAAGAGATTATGCAATTCTTCCAGACATTGGCAAACAAGGTTTATTATGGTGAAGAAATAAAAATTGACAATGAAGTTGCTGAAAATGTTGACACGTCTGAAGAAGTAAAATCAAAATACGCATTAGGTGGAAGTTTTGAAGCTAACCTTATACCTGAGTCTGATTTAAAAAAATTAGAAGATGATGGGTATTTAATTCAAAATGCAAAGATTGAAGAGTTAGAGGGTGAGGTAGTAATATCAATGTTCCCTGATAATAAGATGGTTGGAGATTTATCTTACGGCACTTATGACAAAGACACGGAAGTTGATGGCGTTAAGTATAAAAAAGGAGATAAGAGAGTAGTATTAGAAGGAAATGGAGGTTTGCACTTTGCTATTAAATATAATGAAGACGGTACATTCTGGGCTTCAACTCCTAAGATGTCAAAAACATTTATCAATTTAGTAAATAAAATATTTGACAAATACCCAGGCAAACCTGTAAGAGTAGTTGTGTTTAAATCAACAGATTTAAAAGTATTAAGTAGTCGAGACGGCATGGCTGCTGCTATAGATATTTTAGAGTTAGCAGTTCAAGATGGTGATATACCATTAAGTGTGTTTAGAAATGCGTTAAATACGGCAGTTAAAGAAGAAAAGGATAATGAGGGGATCAAATTATTTAGCGGAAAATTAAGCGCAAAAGAACTTCATAGTGTTATTAAAGACTATTTTATAAATTCTAACGATGAAACCTTTAAGAAAAGAGTTAATGTTGGGAAGAAAATTATAGCTGAAATATTTAAATCTAATGAAATTGACTTTAGCAGTTTATCTAAGAAGTTAAATATCCCACTAAATAAAAGCGGAAAAATAACAGTTGATGTAGCAACTAAAAGATTAGGTAATGTGCAAGAAGAAGGTTTTATGGAAAATGCTCCTGCTGAATCAGCAGTTGCTTATATTGAAATACCTTCTAAATTAATTGTCGAAGACGAGTCTGATATTCCAGCTAAAAAAAGAAAGCATATTTCTTATCCAGGAGTAATGAAAACAGAAGACGGTCAAAGAGTGACTGTCCATATGTTATCAGAAAGGAAAGATTATAAAGATATTTTATCTTCAGTAAAAGATGGTGAAGTTAGAACATCAGAAAAAATTGAAAATGATAATACTCCTTTAAGAGATTTAGATTATGCTGCTAATTTTGCAGGAGCTAGAAATATACCTTACTCAGTAGTTAGAATTAATACTGGTATAAAATCTAAATCTCAAGCTAAAGCTGGTGAATCTCTTGTAGATAAGGCTAAGTTAACTAAGGATATGACTGAGGATGATCAAGGTAACTATTTGTTCTACCACTACTCTCCTAACAAAATTTCTTCTATTGATCCTAAGTTCTTTGGTAAGAATACCGGCAGAACAGGAAAGGATGAGAGACCTGGCTTAAATATTAGTATGTACTACACTCGACCTGACGTATTAGACGTGTCGGGTAGATATGGTTATGTTGTAAGAATACCTAAAGACAATGTGTATCCTTTTAATGAGGACCCATTGAACTTATACGATGCGGCAAAAGCTACATTTGAAAAGATGTATCCAGGGCAAACATTTGATCCTAATAAGCAGGCTGCATTCATTGCTCAAGAAGCTGCTAAGTTGGGATACCCAATGATTGTTGTTAAATGGGGCAAAGACTTGAGAGCTGAGACAACTGAGAAAATGAAAGGGGAGTTTTATCAGAGACCTGATAAAGATTATCCTTCAGCTGTTGAGTTTAACCCAGCTCTTGAAATGTTTGAAGCTAACGAGGTGTTGGCTAAGAAAAGTGGTCCGAAATCAAAATCACAAGCCGGCAAAGATCAATCTCAACTTTCAAAAGAAGAAATAAGTATTGCCGAACAAGTAGCAGGTAACGCTAAATCCATTATGGATACCACGGGAGTTTCTCAAGCGGATGCAGTTAACAAAGCTGCGCTTGAAATTACCAATGGAGACCAAGCGTCTGCTGATAAGTACTTAGCTCAACCAGGAGTTAAAGAGGCTGTCAACAATAAAATAAAGCAGATTAAATCAAAAACCGAAAGAGAGTTAGAGGCTGAGTCTACGGAGATTACAATGAGCGAGCGTAAACTCCTTACCGATAGAGTTAAAGCAGAAGTAAAGGCTGCTCTAGAGGGTCGTAAGGAAGGTAAGAAAGAAGGAGTAGACCAAGCTAAAGAACAAGCTCAGAAAACTATCGATGCTTTAAATAAGAAGCTAGAAGATGGCAAGATAACCAAACAAGAACTACAAGACCGAATCAAGGAACTTGGTTACAATATTCGATTTGAGGCTGGGGTTGCAAGACTTGCAGGGGAGAAGACCGGAAAGTCTATGGGTAAAAAGGTTGGAGAGTTTGTCGGATACTTCAAAGGACTCAAGGCAGGAAGAACTGAGCAGAGAGGTTTGGGGGCTTTAGTATCTGAATATATCAAAGATGTAATAGACAACGAGCTTGGCAAGAAGGGAACAGTCTCTCCGGCTACATTAAAGTCTATTGCCCGTAGAGCAGCAACCATCTCCAACCAAAAGCAGTTAGATGCCTTTGTATCTTACTTAGATAAGGTGATTGCAAACAGAAGACTCGCTGAAGGGTTAAACGAAATCAAGAAACTTCAGAAGCAGTTATTAAACAAGGTTGGATATCAGTACACATCTAACATGAAGATGTTTGCCAAATTTGATATGTTCACAGCAGACGGAGATCTAGCATTTGACATGGATACCATGACCGAATACTTAGACGCTCTTCGTGATTTAACTAGCGATAGAGTACCAAAGATTGGTAAGATGATGGAATTGTTTGACGGGATGTATGATGCAAATCAACAGAACCAACCAAACGATATTGACATTGCAGACACTATTGAAAAGTGGCAAAAATCTGTTGACAAGTTGTTTGACAAAGATAAAACTATAAATGACTTTGAAGAGTATAAGAGTTTTAAGAGAGAGGTAGGTAAGTACATGAGAGCGTTAAACACTCTGTTAGAAACGGGTGCAATAAGTGAGGCTCAGTACGAGATTTCTAAAAATAAAGTTATTGAAGACTCTGCTAATACAGACACCTACGCTTCTGAGTTCCAAGATCAGATAGATGATTTAAAAAACATATTAATCCAAGGCATCACAGACAAGAGTGGTTACGGATTTATGGACTCAATCAAAGACTGGTTGAGTAATTCTCCTAACTCATTTACGGAAAATCAAAAGAAGTTGATTGACCAGTTAATGAGAGCGACTCCTGATAACTTGATGACATTAAGCCTTGAGGACCTCGACTTGTTAAATCAAGTTACTGCTCAGATTGCTGAGGCAGGATTTGTTGACGAGAAGAATTTAAGAACCTTATTGGATCGTGCAGAAATCAGGGGCAACGAGGTTGGTAAGAGTTTAGTTGAGCAGTCTCAAAAAGTTCGTAACAAATACTCAAACCCAAAGAATGGATACATCAAGATGATGAGAGACACTCTAGGGAAGAGTGTTGTATTCTGGGAGTCTCGACTAGGTATGAAAGAGAACGGTGCATTCAGAAAGAATTTGGTAGACCCAATCGTAAGAGCGATTAACGGATGGGAGAAAGACTCTCAAAGAATCTTAAAGAAATACCAAAAGAAAGTGGAGAGTTTGAGAAGCCAAAAAATTTTAAAGAATGTTCCCGGTATTGGCAAACTTATCAACAGAACAAAGATTGAAAAGTTCAAGTTAACTACCGATGGATCTTTGATTCCTAATGGAACAATGAAGGTTTCAAAAGATGCTTACGACAGAGTGATGATTGGTGTTGTTGGACACATTCTTGACAACGCATGGAACGCTAAACAGAAGAAGAAAACTGTTAACGACTGGTTGGGCAAGCAGATGCTTAGTGCAGAGGAAAGAAATAAAATGCAGAACGAGGATGTCAACGAGTTGGATATCGTAAATAATATTTACAACGACTTGAAGAAAATGTTCCCTGATGGAAATGGAGGGTTGGACCACATGGCAGTCCTCGAAGCGTTTGAAACAGATCCCACATCTATTCTTACATCTAATCAACTAGAGTATTACAACGCTGCGAGAAGTGCCTTACAAGAGGCAGGGGAGTACATTAATAGCGCAAGTGGTATCAGAAACCAACAGCATGAATTAAACCCTTACTATATGCCGAGACAAGCTATAGGAACAGGAAAGGCAGCATTGACATCTACGGACATTAGTTATAATAAAAATGTCGGTGCGGCAATACGTTCAGGAGCTTCTTATCAGCGTGTTCTTCAAGTTCCAGCAGAGGCTATTCGTTACAACGTGGATAGACTTGTGATGACAAATGTTAACGAAGGCTTGAGAGACTACTACTTGACTGACGCTAAAAGATATGTGAAGGAAGTTTTCTCTAACGCACAAGAAAATGCTAGTTCAGATGAGGTTGTGATGTTGAACAACTTAAAACAATTGAGTGACACCATTGCTCCATTTGCTCTTCAAAAGGCTGAAAGTACGTTTGGCTTATCGAAGTTAATGGGTAAGTTCTTTGTTGATGCCTTAATAGGAATTGTAAGAACACCTGTTGAATTTACAACTAACCTTATCTCTTACGCTGTAGGTAACAGAAGTTCCAAGTCTTTAACATTACCATTCAGTTCAAAGGAAAAACAACAGACTGAAAACTTATTATCAGAGTTCGATTCCTCGGTTCAATTTACCGGCATGGAGAAGAAAGTTAAACTTAGCGGAAAGAAAGGTGTTGATAGCTACTTAGACAGAGAAAGTAATTTTGGTTTGATTAACAAGTTCCTCAATAACATAACTGGGTTTATGAGAAAAGGGGAATGGATGTCTCAGTTCGAAAGAGATTTTCAAAATAATACAGGTGAAAAGTTTAACTACGAAAAACATTTCGTAAAAGAGAAAGCAAAGTATTACGATGACATGAACATAGCTGCTTCAAATGCTGACTTCAGAATGAGAAGAATCATGAAGGGCGGTAACAAAGCGGAGCAAAGACAATTCATTGAATGGTTACCTCTAGTTAAACAGGCAAGAATCTCAGCAGATTCATATGCGGCTCCTTTTGTAGGTATGTTCTCTGGCTTTATTAACCATGATGCTGATAACCTTATAGGAGGTTTACGCAAAGCGGTTACAAGAGGTGAGATAAAAGATGGTTTAACCCAATCTCTAGGTGCTTATAGCAGACTAGCTCTTTATCCTGTATTGATGGTTATTGGAAAGGCTGTTGCTGCCCTAAACTTGGGTGACGATGATGAAAAGGAAGAGGCTAAAGAAACTTTAGACTCTCTTAAAACTGCTCAGGGTTGGATAGACCTTGCTATATTCTCAGCAAAACAAGTAGGTGCAACTTTAGTTGGTGGTAAGTATGCGGCAGGTGGTAAGGTTGTCGGTACTCTTTTATTAGATGCTGCTTACACTATGAGTGAGGATAGAAGACAAAGAAGACTTATTGAGAACACAATGAGAGAGTTGTACTTTGTAGATCCTATTGACTTTTATGATTTACCTTCAGAAAAGGATGATATTGCCTTGCAAATATCCGCTAACCTCGAGCCTATCATAGGAATGACAGTTGATGCAGTTGCGGACTTTGTTAAAGATGTTCGGAATAAAGGTCGAGAGCAAGTTACTCTTTATGATATTTATGAATGGACTCAACAAACTGATGAGGGTAAGCAATGGATGTACATGGCAAACTCGATAGCTACGTTAGGGCAAACATTAACAGTTATGTTTACTCCAGGTGCTATTCCATTTATTGATGACTATGTACGTTGGGCAGAGGATAAATTATCTGTAGAGAAAATTGACCCTAGAACGGAATATACCCTCCCTAGTGGAAAAGTAATAGATATGCAAAGTTTAATATTAAACAATGACAATCAGTTGGATACTGATATTCAAGGCATATCTAGCAGAGAGAAAGACAGATATAAAGAAATAGCAACTGAGAAATTCAAAAACTCTATTGATAAAGTAAAGGGGATTGCGGAAGATGAAGTTCGATATGAAAAATTGAAATACTTATCTGAGAAGGCTAAATATGAAACAGCAAAAGAATTAGGTTACAACTATCAAAGATGGGATAGTTTCGAAGAAAACTTTGTTGCTGATGAGCCTGTTTGGGATGTTGAAAAAATAACAAGCTATAGTCTATACGAAGACATAATGAAAGGCAAGCAGATGAACTATGTCCAAAACATCAAGGACAAGAGAATAGCTGAAGACTTTTTGTTTAAGTCATTAGACGAAAACCCTGAGTTCAAACAAAAGTATAAAGATGGCACAGACGGGGGTAAGAAGGGTGTGAGAGATTACTACAAGGCACTGTATATTTTTGACAAATACAAACTTCCTGCTATGACCAAGCCTAAAAAGAGTGATTTCTTTATTGAAGAAAGGGGTCAAATAAAAGCTCACCCAAATAGGTCGAAATACGAAGAAAAGGATTAAATTTGTATCATTCTTACTATCATAAAAAATGAAAAAACCAGAGAAATTATCTCAACCAGTTATAAACTTACTCCTGCCTCGTTTGCAGGATGAGTTTAATGCGGCATATTTTTATCGCTCTGCATCTAACTGGTGCAAGAATGTAGGCTTCTTTAAGGCAGGTGCTTTCTTCGACAAAGAGTCGGAGGATGAGTTCGGTCACGCTAAGAAGATTGAGAACTACTTAGTCGATTGGAATATCACTCCTGCTCTTCCAACCATTCCTAAACCTACACTTGAATTTTCTAGCATAGGCGAAGTCATCAGCATGGCATATGACATGGAGTATAAATTGTACGAGGAGTACGAAGACACGAGTATGAAGATTTTTAAGACGGGAGACCTTTGTGTGTTTGACTTCCTACAGCAATATCGCACAGGTCAGAAGGAAGCGGTTGCTGAGTATAGCGACAAGTTGAATGTGCTTGAGGGGACAGACACGAAGAGTAAATTTGAAATGTTAATGTTAGAAGAAAACTTATTCGGATGAACAAGCCTACAGCATTAGAATTAAAACAAGTTGCATTAAAGAAGGGTTACCAATGGTTGCCCTTTCAACTTATAAACATTCGTTCTGCCGCAGATAAACCAAATGAATTTGATGACTTGTTGGGTGTGTTGGAAAATGGAAATATCACATGGCACACTGGGACAACTAATCCTGGTGTTCATTGGTTGAAAAACTTTCTTAACCCAAAAGGTACTGCTGTTCTAGCAGAGGGTCAACACCTAAACGCTTGGGTGATTGGAAAACACAAAGGTAAATACGAGGCTTTGGTTCAGTATGCTCCTCTTCCTGTTTACAGAGACAACAACAAGAATGACAAGAGTGAACAGATAGGCAAACCTATCTATGGTCAATACGGAATTAATATCCATCGTGCAAACGCTAATGCAGTTAGTAAAATAATTGACAAGTGGAGTGCAGGATGTCAAGTAAGAAATAACCCAAAAGAGTACGAAGAGTTCATGACCCTTTGTAAAAATAGTGGAGTTAAATATTTTTCATGCATATTGTTTAACGAAAAAGATTTTTTATAATGAGCAACCACCAACACCAAATAGCGGAAGGAGTAGCAGGCACAATTAGTAGCATATTATTAGCAGTCCCAGCTTGGTTGTTGGACGTTGAGTTTGCTCTTAAAATGTTTTGTCTTATTCTGTCGGGTATAGCGTCTATCTATACCATTATTAAAATGGCTAAGAAGAAGTGAAATGGTTAAAGTCACTACTAAGTTCTGAAGGAGATGCAAGTACAAAAAGGGTTAGTGCAATACTCTCTTTACTCGTTTGCGTCTCGTTGGCATACATTGCTACATTCACTTCCTATAGATGTCCTGACTATATGTTTGAGGGACTTCTCGTCATAGCAGGAGGAGGTTTGGGACTTACAGTTATTGAGAGTATCTTTACACGATATAAGAAGAAGGATGACACACCATCCGAACAATAACAAAACAAAAAAAACAAATGAAATGTTCTCTACCATTCTCTCTCTCCAAGGAGGAGAAAAGTCTCATTGAATTATATACAGCCATTAGCGACTCTGTAAATACAGGAGAGACTAGATGGCAAATCTTCAAGGAAGAGTCTATTGCTCCAAAGAGTGTTAAGGTCACGGGATACATGACCATTGCCGACAAGAAGAGCGACACCTTCTCTGTAGTGTGTGAGGACGAGAAGCCAAGGGAGGCTCTCATTGCCATAGCCAATATGAAGTTACTCGTTATGACCTGCACGTCTTTAGGTATACCTATAGACTTTGAGTTTGAGAAGCCGAAGAAGGAGACTGAGTTCAAGCCTGTCAAGAGTTGGAAGGTGGTAGCAGAAGAGCATGGGATAGATCCGGTGGAGGTCATCAAGTGTCAAGACTTGCGTTCCCTCACTCGCTATTGTAAGCCATCCAAGTTTCCTATAGCACAAGCTCTAGAGGCAACCTCTCAGAAGTTTAACTCAGAGAGGGTAACCGTTAAACAATTCTTTGAGTTCATCTGGGGTGAGGAGAACTACAACAGAGTACGCACCCTCTCCTCCAAAAAGAAGAAGGCTAGAACCATAAGCGTCCCTCAAGTTGATGAGGTAGAAGAAGAGGTTGAAGTAAACGTAGAGAACCGAGGTCACCAAGACACAAAGTATGTGATGGGAAAATTAATCTCGGCAGGAATTAACAGCATAAATTTTGAAGAAAAGGCAATAATAATGTCTGAAAGGTATGGTAATTTTCAGTATTTTTGTATGAACGCATCCGATGATGAGATTGCGTCTGTACTAATGCTTGAGCAATGAATGTAAATGTAACTAAAATACAGCGTCTACCTAACGGAATAATTGAATTTTATAACGGGGCAGATGTTGTAGACTCTTTTAGTATCACAAGTTCTGTATCTGTTGGATTTGAAAGCAATGTAGCTAAGACAATTATATTTTCAAGCAGCGTAAAGACCCTCTCGTTTAATGTATTTAATATAATTTCTCTCTACGGATCAACAAGTAATAAGATTTTCTCAGCAGGAATAGACCCCTCTGACACAAGTTCGGCATATGTAAATAGACTTTACGACATATATGGATTTTTAATCTCAGACGTTATTCAAGGCTGTTGCCCTGGGCCTACGTTTGTTGGAGGTGTTGTTGCTGTATATCCTAACTTTGCATCTTTTCCAGCAACAGGACAGCAGTCTGTAATATATATCGATGAGTCTACAAATCAAGCCTATTTTTGGGATGGTTCATCGTATCAACTATTAACATCTACAGGGGTTGAGCAATATGCAACATTTGCATTATTCCCGGTAACAGGATCTGCTAATGTCATCTATATTGACATGAGTGTTCCTGAGCCGTATGTTTGGGATGGTGCAGCCTATGTATCTTTGAGTGGAGGTGGAGGAACTGCCGTATGGGGTGGTATTACAGGGACACTATCTGCACAGACAGATTTGCAAGCCGCCCTAAACGCAAAGTTTGATGATCCAACAGGGACAACTGCTGAATATATTAGAGGTGATGGTAGCTTAGCTACATTTCCTGCAATTACTTCGGGAACGGTTACAAGTGTGGGGTTAACAATGCCTTCAGCATTTAGTGTAGCGAGTAGCCCTGTTACCACTTCGGGAACTTTAGCAGTTACAGGCGCAGGTACAGTGTCGCAATACGTGAGAGGTGATGGCAGTCTTGCAAACTTCCCTGCTTCATCAGGCGGTGGCGCTTCATTATCTTTTTATCTCAACGGATCAGTAGCGCAGGGTACATTTGGCGGTGTGGCAATGAAGCAAATGGACAGGACACCTATCTTGGGTGCAGGAACAGATTTCACGATTGCAACGAATGGATATATTCAAAGTTTTATCACAGACGCTAACGTTCCGAACCTGTTAGAAATACCAGCAGGTAACTGGAACTTTGAAACATACTTCAGCGCATCCAGTAGCGGTGGCACTCCTTCATTTTATATTGAGTTATACAAATGGGATGGAGCAACATTGTCTTTGATTGCATCCAACTCGGCTACTCCTGAAGGCATCACCAATGGAACGGTAACTGACCTTTATGTTAGCGCATTAGCTATTCCACAAACAACATTAGCTTTAACCGATAGATTAGCGGTTAGAATATGGGTTAATAATTCGGGAAGGACGATTAAACTGCATACTGAAAATAGTCATCTTTGTCAAGTAATAACTACCTTCTCAACAGGTGTTACTGCATTGAATGGCTTAACGGCACAGGTGCAGAACTTCGCAACGGGAACAACAGGAACAGACTTCGCTATCTCCTCAACAGGAACTACTCATACATTTGATTTACCAACGGCAAGCGCAGCTAATAGAGGTGCGTTAAGTAGTGCGGATTGGACTACCTTCAACGGCAAGCAAGATGCGTTAGGATTCACAGCAGAGAACACAGCCAATAAACAGAACTCATTAGCAGTAGACGGCACAGGAGTAAAATTCCCAACGGTAGACGCTGTGAATAGTCTATCTATGATAGATAGAGGAAAGAGAATAGTATCTTTCTTTACCGACTTTATTACTTTAATTGGTTTAGATGGTGGGCAATCCAGTGTTGCATCGGGTGGATCATCGACAATAGCAAATGGTGGGGCAATACCTAATAGAACAAATCAACAAGGTGTTATAGCGTTTCAAACGGGGACATCATCAGCATTTGGTTATGTTACATATTACGGCAGCTCAGGAAGTCAACAGCTTTGGTTTGGTGGCGGAGCATGGAATTTCGAAACACTAATTAACATCAGTGCTTTAAGTACCTTGCTTGAAAGATACAGATTGATTTTTGGCTTTGGTAGCGTCATCAGCAATGCGCAAGAAACAGATGGGGTATTTATTACATACGATGAGGGCGGTACTGCAAATGGAACGGCAGCAAGTGCTAATTGGCAATGTGTAACGGTTGCTAACTCAGTTCGCACGCTAACAACAACAACAACAGCAGTAACGGCAGCGGCTTGGAATAATTTAAGAATAGAAGTTAATGCAGCAGGCACATCGGTTACATTTTACGTTAATGGAACAGCAATAGCAACGCACACAACTAACATTCCACTTCCTTCAAGTAGCAGATATTTCCATATGAAAATGCAAATAGCTAAACAAATAGGATTAACATCGAGAGCAGTTTACTGCGACTATGTTGGATATGAAAACATCTTAACAACACCTCGCACATGATAATAACAAAATATAGAATGATAACTGAGCAAGGTTACATTGAAACGCTCGACAAAAAAGAAGCCGTGAAGTACGGCAACTACGAAGTGATAACAGAAGAAGTTCCAGACGAAGAGAATTAAATTTATTAACATTTGTAATTACAAAAGATTATTTTGTATATTTGCAATGTTCAATTGTTTCTCATAGATTTATTGATTATTGATTAGGTTACAGATAAGGAGGAGAAATCCTCCTTATGTGTTTCTAACAAAATGAAACGCCAATGAAGTGTCAAGCCGAGGAATGTTTTTGTACGGATTTTAATCGTGCATTCTGTAAGAACTACAGGGAGGATGCAAAACCTAAGTCCAAAGGTCTCAAGAGAACTGATTTCAAAAAGAAGTACAAGCCTACTGGCGAAATGGATCTCTTCAAACATCTATGGGAGAGTCGTAAGCATCGTTGTTATGTAACCGGAAGAGAGTTAGAATTCTCTCCATCAATATGTTTCCACATCCTAGGCAAGGGGGCTTTTCCAGCCTATCGTCTCAACCCTTCCAACATCATCTTTGTCAATGCGGAGTATCACACAGATTGGCATACTATGTCAAGAGAGAAACTATTGCAGAAGGATAAGAGATGGGAATACGTCTTTAAGTTATACGAGATGCTCAAGATTGCGTATTACAGCGAAGGTTTATAGTGTGGTTCTTGCATAACCTTATCTGATTAGAGTCGAAGTGTTTTATCTCTCCAGTCTCCTCCAAGGCTACCACCCACACCGTATTATTCTGCATTCCGTAGTCCATGAGGAATAAGGCAATCCCCTCACCTAACTCCGTCTCTACCCAAAGCACTTGTTGTATTTCATGTATAATCATCGTAACAAATTTAGTGTTATATTTGTTACATGAGAAATTCATTAGCAGGTACTAAAAAAGGCAAATCAGAGAGTGCCAAATACTTTCAATCGAATCCAAAGGCTAAGGCTAAAAAGGATGAGTACAACAAAGAATATCATTCTACTCCCGAGAGACGTAAGTATCGTTCAGAACTGAACAAGGAGAACCGCAAGGCTAAAACTTACGGGAACAAGGATGGTAAAGACATGAGCCATACTAAATCTGGCAAAACTGTTTCTGAAGGTCAGTCAAAAAATAGGGCTAGAAATGGGAAAGGCGGCACTCCACGTTTGAAGTAACCGCCTTCGCTCAACAGTGAAAAAAAAATCATTCTAGAGGGATGATAGTAACCTCCCAAAACTCCTTACCTCGTGGGACAATTAGTTTATAGAGATGAATCTCGTAAACATCCTTGTCATTAAACTCATACTTCTTCTGCATGATGTCCAACACTAACTTAGTGGGATTATCTACGTCCGATGCTTTGTTAGAAAAGCCATACCGTATATGAAGTGCGACCTTGCCTTGGGGAAACCGTAGCCGGGGCATCATCAACAGGCATGACTTTTCATAATTGTTATAATCGCTTGTCTTAAACCTTCTGCCTTGGAAGGCTTTGTTTATAGACAGTGGTTTTATGTTAACCTTTATTGTATTCATCCGTGTTCAAGAAAACATTTATAACCCTCTCTCTCATTTCCTGATCTTCTATAAATGATAACGCTTGAAACAAATGAGGTGTGGTTGTGTTCTCGTGTGTAAATTTAATGAATGTTGGGTTAATTGCCTCAATATGACCTTCATAATTTTCAATAAACGCAACGCTCTCTCCTGAGACAATTCCCCAAGCATGAAAGTATCCTACCTTTGAGTTGTTGAATGTTATAACTTGGTACTCTCCGTTCCACATATAACAGGCACCATCGTCAATTTGGATATCGTTCCAGTACCTAACCTTCCGTCTCATTACCCATTATAAGTAGCACGTCAGACTCCATGATGTATCCAACCTTTATACCTTTTTCTTCTAGGTATACAGGAGTCTTTTCGTTGAATCGAATGATGTCTCCAAGTTTTACCTCTTCAATCTCTGGCCCAACCTCAATAACTTTACCCTCGATAACTTGTGTTCCGATGTGGGACAAGTCTAGGAGGGTTGACTTAACGAGGTCTTGTGTGATTGGTAGAAATTTAATTCTGTCTGCTAGTGTTTTCATGTGTGTTAGTTTAAAAGTTTAACTGTAAGTAGAACGCCTCCAACGAAGGAGACTGGTATGCCCACGATTGTAAGAGTCTTCCATGTGGTTTTCTTTGCGTTAAGTGTCCAATAGGAACTCTCCAACTCATCGTATTCCTTAACCCTCAATTCGTACTGCATCTGTAAGGACTCATACTGATTTGACTTAGCCTCGAAAGAAACCTTATAGTCATTGGCAATAACATCCAAGATAGAAATCTGCTTCTCAAGGTTAGCAATCTTACTCAAATGAGTATCGTACATGGAGTGGTAGAACCTCTCGGCTGCGGCTAACTTGTTAATGATTTTAATCTCAGTATCCTTCAGGCAAGTCAAAGTATCCTTGTTTATCAAGATCCTTGAACTCTGTGATGTTAGTTGAGAGAAGAGTTGATTGCTGACTAGGAGTAGCAAGATCAATATACCTTTTTTCATCTTTGTATTTGGTTTTAGTTTCCTTTGACTTGTTATCTATAACTACTACATCTCCCTTTAGATTCGCTAGGGTGCGTTGCAATTGCGTAATCTGAACTTGTTTCGCATCTATAACCTTCTGCTGCTCCTCTATTTGTTTGCCAAGCATTGTATTAACGTCATTATTTTCTTCCATGACTTTTACACTAAGTATATGGACAATAGCAATAAAGGTTAGTATGCCTATGGCAAATGCTAAAAATTTGTGGTGATCTTTCATGACGGTTGTGTGTAGATAAATATAGCAATTAATAGGGCAAGTAAGGTGTAAATATCACTCTTCTTTTGTTGATTCAGAGTCAATTCTTTTCTGAATTTTCTCTCTCTCCTCCAAAGTTTTTTCATCCTTGTATTTTTTAATTAGTTGAACGATATCGTAATAAGCAAACCAGGGTAGTGTAGCAATCTCTTCGATGAGATGTTCAGCGTCATCCATTGCTCGAAGGTAGTAGTCACCACCCTCTATGTCGAAGAGGGAGGTGGCTAATACTTTATATCTCTGCTCGGCAGCCTTAACGAACTGGTTACCCTTCATCTTTACTTCCTTCTCCCAAAAGGGAGGGCCTATTTGGTCAGAGATGTTTACAAAAGCATTTGCGTGTAGCATGGATGCTATTATCTGATGTCTTTTATGCTCGTCTAGAATCATCGGTTGCCTAACTTTTCGATTAAAAATTGTTTGTACTTAACTGCCATTGCAATAGCGTTGTCCAAAATTTCTTTTGAATCCGATTGTAAATGTACAGGAATTATTGCTAACTTGTTCTTCCCATCCATTCGTGGATCGTAAGATATGAACATCCCCTCTTCCTTTCCTGCAACAATCATGTTCATTTGCAACTGCCACCAGTAAGGTTTTCTCTGCTTGAATAGGTCATCCTCGTCTGCAATGAGAAGGTTCTGCACATGATTCTCGAAGTTGTAAGGACACTTAATCTCAATCACACCGAAGCGTGAGCATATACCATCTGGAGAACCTCCTGCGTGGTCTCCGTAGGGGATAAACCCTACAGAGTCGACACGAGACTCCATCATCTCGGCATATAGATTACAAGCCTCAGCCTCATGTTCTACACCCCAGTCCGTAGCCGCAGAGTTAGTGGTCTGCTCAACACCTGCTAGTTCCTCGGCAACCTTGCCCATGATGTAAGTCTTGGTAGTCTCGGACAACTCTCCGTTGTCTCTCGCTGCCTTCGTCTGAGGTTGAGTCATTAGTTTGTATATCTCCGATGCGGTGAACTTACCCACACGAGCGTTGAACCAAGCCTGTGAGCGTTGGTCAGACGCTTGTGCTTGTTCCTTTAGGATTTCGTTTAATAGATTACTCATTGTCCCCTCCTTTAACTTTCTTACGAGCCTTCTCAATAATATCTTTCTTCTGCTCAGGATCAATCATTACTGACTCGTCAGACAAAGCGGTCTCAAGTTCTACCACGTTGGTAGTCTTCTCAAGTAAGCGGTCAACCTGCTCCTCGCTCATCTTAACATACTCAACTGTCTTATACTCTTCATTGTCAATACTGATAGCCGTGTTAACTTTCTCAATCTTATCCAAGGCAAAAGATGATTTAGGGATAGACTTCCAACCTCTCTTAACAACGGTCTTGCGAGCCATCTCTGCATAGTCAGTAGACCAAGGTCCAACATCTCTACGACCAGTCTCTGAACGATTCTTAATGGCATCAATCTGAGGCTTCCACATGATCTCGAATAGCTTCTCGTCATTGTGCAGTACAAAGATTGCGTATACAGCTATTACATCGCTGTCTTTGAACGTCTCCCCTTTAGGCTTGTGAATAATCTCAGGGTTTGTACCTTGAACGAAGTCGAACTCGTCTCCTCGGTAAACTACAGCAGAAGATACAGCCTTGATAATCCCTGTGTCAGAGATAAGTTTAATCATACCTTGGTAGCCAGGCATAAGTTTAGCGTTACCCTTGAAAGGAACGAGGTAAGCCAAGTTCATCACAGGGTTCAGAGACAACTTGGTCAATGCACAATTGTACACAGCCATTGCAACTGATTGTGGGTTAGAATTTGCCAACACTTGGTTGTTGTTAGCAGCTTGGATGGCGAAAGACATCTCTCTCATGAGGACTTCTTCTCCTCCCATCAGTTTAATCATTTCCTCTCTTCGAGGCTCAATGAACGGCATAACCGTCTTTGGTGAAATTGTTATGTTTGACATAATTTATAGGTTTTCTTTATTAATGTTTTGCGAATGTAATGTATTATTCGAAACCATCCAAAACTTTTTTTGTAAATTTTTCCAATGTTAATAAATAAGGTTCGTGTTCGAGCTTTATATCTGTACCCCACTTGCTAAAAATCTGCTTGAGAATCTTCCTCCTCTCCCCTTGAGGGAAGCTCAAGAGAGCAAGGTCGAAGTATACATATGACTTGGGATCTTGTGGTATGCCCAGAGATATGCATATCTTGTTCACTCTTTTGTGCATAGTGTCGAGGGCTAGATATGTGTCTGCCCTCTTTAAATACTTCTGACTACGAAAAGATTTTGCCATTGTTTCTTGTGTCTGTTCTCTCTATAGATGATTTTATATTCTTCCAATCGACTAGGTCTTCTTCCTCGAATATCATCCTCCCATGAAACAAGGACATCATCCTTTTGACCTTCAATGGATCAAATTCTGGTCGGAATATCTTTAGTGCGTTCCTCGGATTTATGTCCTTCTCGGCAAAATAGGTGAGCCAATTTGCTCTATACTTGTGCTTCGATTTCATGCTTTAGGCGTTCAATTTTCTCTCTCATTTCCTCTACCTCATCGCAATATTCCAATATAGAATTGATGACCTTGATGACCTTCTCTCGGTCTCTGATAGGCTTCTTTCTGCCCACAATGTCGCTCATCCAACGCTGCCCATTACCACACATATGGTTGATATAAGCCATGTTTAACACATCTGCATGAGAACGGCACGTCTTAATAAAGGACATCAGTAAGGAATCCCCAACAACCTTTTTCTGTAGCTTATTATCTTGATTGGTGTTCAAACTATTATTATGTTAAAAAATGTGTGCGAGAAGTTTTTACAAACCAAAAGTAATATAAAACGTAGCAAAATCAAAACTTTGCACTGTCTGACCTGCTGCAAGAAGTGATAGTAAATTTTCTGGATTCGGGCGGTGATCCGGTAAAATGTGGACCAGCCTTGACCGGATCAATACAAACAAGCTCTAACTCATTGAAAATTAGGCACAAAAAAAAAGGATGCTGAATTAACAACATCCTTTTAAGATTTTCCATGTCTATTATTGCAAGTTACCTATCAGGTAGACTATCGGTAGTATAGTCATCGTGCCTAACATTAGTGGTGTTGAATCGGTCATGTATGAGACGAAGAACATAACTAGACAAAGTATGCCTAGTATAGTTAAGATGATGTCAATTGTCTTTTTCATTTTGTGTGATTAAATGTAGTTTCCGCTTCCCAGATGGTCATACGTTTGATTCTCGGAGAATGATATTAAAGAGGCATCCTGATAAGATTCAATTTCCTCATGTGTTATAAGGAATGTCTCGCAGTCGAATTCAGCAACCTCTCTCATTTGTCCTTGGAGAAAGTGTTCGTCCTTCTTGTACCATCCCTCGATAATTAGGTATACACATTCTTTATTGTCTAACATGAAGTCTCCCTCATAGTCAACGACACAAGAATTATGATCATTTAGATAATCGGAGAGTACGCTTTGTACTCTTCCAATTTCATTGTTATTCAGTTCAATTCTTTCCATGATTAATTGTATTGTAAATGTTTTTCTAAGAAAACAATCTCGCTATCATCGAACAAGTTCCAGTCCTCTGCTGAGTCATCGTTTGCCTCCATGTCATCCGTGTAAGAAGCGGTATGAATTACCAAGTTCTCCTCGTCCATGTTAATTACTCCCTGAAGGTATACCTTGATATCTTTCTTTCCGCAGTCCACAACGTGAACTGAGTCGAAGGCTAGTAATCTTCCTGAAGGGTACACGTCTAGTTGTACTTGGTCTGCTATGTCCTTTATAAAGTATTTCATGATTTGCCCTCCATTTCGTTTATCTCGTTTGTTAATTTAATGAGTAACTGCTTTCTCTTCTCGAGAGCCTCCTCTTTGATTCGAACCATGTCCTCCTGATAATATACAAACCAATCAATGAGGGACTCTTCCACCTCGGTAATGAGTAGGTCTAGAACCTCTTCGGTATTTGTAGCGTATTGGAACTCCAGAGTAACTCCTTGGTAATTTGAGAACCTAACTCTGAACTCAACTTCACCTGAGCTGAAGTATATCGTGGTGAACTCCCTCTCCTTGTCGGCATTCATTTGGTGTATTCTCACGTTAGGGGTGTGCGTTACCATTTCTCCAATGAGGTTATAACCCATGTGTGCGTCTGCAATGTTTCGTGCAAGGACAATTAACTTTTCAATTTGTGTTTTCATGTGTGTGTATTATTAATTGATTATGGCAAAGGCAATTGGAAATTCAATCTCGTTTTTCTCTGCAAGGAATTTCTTCCCCTCAGTAGTTGTTACTGAGTGTAAATACATTTCAGGGTTTGAACGAGTCCCTATGTTCTCGCTTAGGTAGTCTTCTATATTGTGAACTACTCCGTTAATTTTAGCTTTCATCATGGCTTTATATTTTTAGCGTGTTTGTTTTTATTATTCAATAGTTCAGAAATTTTACCTATAAGAATTTTATCATTTTCACTAATAGGGTTTTTAAGGGTTGTTATTCCGTACTTATCTGTAAAGAATTGATTTTTTGGTTTCATATTAAGATTATTTTAAGTTAATTTATTTTTGTTATTTTTTTACATTGTTCGTACTCAGCAATGGCTTGAGAGAAGGATGATAGTACAAGATTTGCTCTCTTGTACTCTCTCTTCCTGTTTTGGTGAACCTCTAGCGTATACGTCTCACCTGTTTTATTGAAGAAGAATGTTGTCTCGTTCATAGGTGTGTACTCGTTAGCTCTAATTCAACCCTGTAATCATTACCTACTCCTCCTGCTTCGTAGGTAACAAGATTACCCTGATAGGTAACCTCAACCTCGTAACCTAACTCGTCTGTCATTTCGAAGAATCTGGACAGAGCCTTGTCCCGTGTGTAAAAGACAATGTCCTGAGTGCCTCCGATGTGTTGTTGCATCGGGCGTTTCTTAATTGTTAATACGTTCATGCCTCTTGTATTTTAGTTGATTCAATCAGTGAATAATAATTGTCGTAAAGGTCGTTGAAGATATCTTGTGCTTCCTCGGTGTATCTCTCCCCCTCTTCGGACTCTTCCCAAATTTGTATGCGGTCATAGTGTACTCGCTCAAGGTGTGCTGAAGCAAGTTCAGAAGCAAGTTCAACGGCATTGATTGTTATTTCGTGTTCGTTCATAGCAATGATAATTTAGGGGTTGATTTTCCTTTAGTTCTGAAGTAGTGTACTGCTTCATCTAGACTGCTGAAGTATTGCTGGTCTCCGTAGTTGTAGATTCTATTGGCATTACTCAGGTATATCTCTTTGCTCACCTCGTCCCATACCGATTCTACAATTGTATCGTATTCGATAGTGTAGTAAGTATCGCCCTCGCTGAAGGGATAGTTCCAGTCATAGTTGTACAATTGGGATATCTTGATAATACTCTTTACAGCCTCTAGCGTGTCCTCACTCTCTGAGAATGTCATGTGTTCCGCTAGGTCATCTCTCACCTGAATGGCAAGTGTGTTAATTACTTTGAAGATGTCTTCCTGTGTTACTTGTTGTGTGTTCATGTTGTTTATTGTTTTATTAGTTAATGTCATTGATAAATTCTATTTCTTCAGGAGAGTACTCTCGTGCATCATCCCAATCCACGTCCACTTGTTCGCAGATGAATGAAGGAATGTATCCGCACTCTTCAAATAATTGTCTTGCTGATATGTTTACGAACCCCTCACTCTCTAACATGTTTATTGCACGCTGATCGAAGTCTTCTACCATATCCGAGTCCGAGAAATACCAAGAAAGGAATTTTGATGCTTTTACTGAATTTACTTTTTGTGTGTTCATGGCGTTTGATTTTTATTGGTTATTAATTGAATCTGAAGATTGCTTTTAGTATCATTCGTTCTTGCATTGTTGGGTTACCATCAATGATTATTTTCTTGCGAAACTTTGTGCTATCCGTGTGGACAACAAAGTCTTGTTTACTCGTTACTTCATCGCCTTTCTTGTATACAAGAGTAACGTCAAAAGTGTTTTCCAAGTAAGGCTCAATGATTATTTCAATTGCTTCCATAGTGTTAGTTATTTATTAATTTCAATTAGTGTTCCGTCCGCTTGTTCCTCGTACCAATACTCCTCGTCTTCCACGTCCCACTCAGTGTAGTAGTAGTATCCCTCTTCCTCTTCCTGATAAGCCTCTTCCAAGATGAACTCGTCCGATAGTTCGTTGTTCTCATCTACCTTCATTTCCTCTCTCAGATATTTAATCAGGTCTGCTCTGTTTACGAAGTAAGCGTCTCCATCGTTAACGCAGAACCCCTCGTTCATTCCTTTGCCAGTCGCTGTGTCAACCCTCGCCCATTTCCTCGGTGCTTGTTTACCTTCGATGGCATACATAACGAATTCGTCAATGAAGTCTAGCTCATCTTCGATGGCAGACTCAGAGTCGTCATCATATAGCTTGAATACCTCTTTGTTATTTTTGAATAGGTTCATTGCTTCACCTTTGCTGATGACCTCCCATACGAAGCCGTCCTGTGTTGTGTATTCCATGTCTTTATTATTTTTTTAAGTTGATTACAACCCCATGCCAAAGCTTATCGAAATCAGGTCTCTCTTTACTTCTTACGACCTCCAGCCCCCTCGCATTTGCAAATTTTGAAACGTGTTTCGAGGTTGTTGCAGAGTACTTTCCGTTCTCTATTAATTTGTCTCCCTCAATTGTTGCTACATGAGTGGTGAATGAGATGAACTTGTTTCCATCTACAAACATATTGTGTCCTACTTTTTCCATTTTGTTTTTATTTATTTATTGGTTATTAAAGGTTTCTTCTGCTAACTCGGTCACCTCTCCCTCAGGAGAAATGAATCCTGCATCTATCATGGCAGAAGCCATGCGTCCGTAACTTCCCTGAAGACTCCAAGCCATCTTGGTTTTAACAAGGTCTGCAAAGAAGGTGATAGTATCGGCATCGTTCAGTTCCCCTGACTCGTAGGCCATCATTGTGTCAATGTTCATGTGTTTATTATTATTGGTTTGCTTGAAAGTCTATTTCAAATTGCGAGATTTCTAATTCATAGTCCCCTATTACCACGTATATGGTATTGTTCTGAAATTTGGCTGTGATGCCCTTTTTTTCGAGGTTAGCTAAGGCCTTTTCAATTTTGCTCATGTGTGTATTTATTAATTAAGTTTCTCAATTGTCAGTACGTCCATCATCTTCCGATACATTAGCTTCGTGTAGTTCATAACGTGTACCTCATTGCTAAAGTTCACCTCACTCACTACCACTCTTCCGTATACCTGAATGCGTAGCTCTACTTTAGCCTTACAAGGAAAGGTTATTGCTCCCTTTAACATCGGCAATTTCATGTTGTGGTAACTCGGTTTCATATCGTTTGTTTTTTATGGTTTAAGAAATTTACTATGCACTCGTACTCAGGTAGCTTCCCGTCATTGAAATGAGACATCTCGTACTCTTCGTGTAGGTCTACTAAGTGGTCAAACATCAAGTCGTATTCCGACTCCTCACCTATTATTACATCGTATAACTTGGTGAATAAATAGAAATGATAATCTTTCATAGCATTAATTATTAATTTGGTTAAGACGAGAGGCATACACCCCTCGTTTCGTCCATTCAGGACTCTTCAGTTAACCTTTGCTACACGACCATTCCAATTGGCTCAATGTAGTATTGAACCAAGCTAGATGGGTAAGCTTCCTTGAGCGACCAAAACAAGTCCTCATTGCTATAGGACTCACCGCCCTCACGCTCTGCAAAAACAATTGGTCGGATGACATCGGCAATCTCTTGCTCGGTCAAGTCGGTAACCAAGAGGAAATCCTCTTCGCTGAATGCAGTAGTGCTTATCGAGATTAACTGCACTGAATTGGGTTCTAACATTAGTAAACTCATATTGTTTGTTTTTATTTGGTATTAATTGTTATGCTTCTATAATATCTAACTCAGTAACCTCAAAGACAAATATGTCCAAGCTATCCACGTCATTAAGCTCGTAGCCATAGTCCTCTGATATAAGCTCAGATTTGACTTTTTCTTCAGCTGTAAATAGTGAATTAGTTTTAATATGGAAGATGATAGGGCTTTCTAAGCATCCTAATACATCGTCAGGGTCTGTAACGACCACGCAATAGAGTTTGTTCGCATTCATAACATTTATTTATTTTTATAGTTTTAGATTGTTTGAAAAAATTACCATTTGTTGTGTTGTGTGTAGCATTTGCTAGGTCTAGCATTGCTACTCTTTCGGTGGTGCGTCTTGTAGTCGTAACCCTTACTCGTTGTTGCACAAGAAGTCATACCTACAATTAAGAAGGCGAAGGTGAACCAAACGAGTGCGTAGAATGTTGATTTTTTCATGATAAATTGATTTTTGTTGTTTATTGTTTGTATTGATTATTTTTTGAATGTTGAAACTACTCTCTCTCCTAAAAGAAAGGCAAGAATGAAAGCGGATGCACTCAAGGAAAGTAAACCCATGAAGACAATTCCTCTATTGCTCATCTCCTCTCCAAGATTGATAAGAACAAGAGAGAGAACAAAGCAGATAGAACTTAGTAAGGCAATTGTAATGTTAGTGTGTTTCATTGTGTGTGTTGTTTGTTTGTTTGTGTTGTTGTTTGATGGTGCAATGTTACAACCATTCTAAATGTTATTCCAAACATTTTCCAAACTATTTTCAAATTATGCTCTGTAACCCGCATTTTATTACCCCAAAATCTTCATTTTCGCTCTACAACCCACGCCAAATGCAGACTCATTTCCTGAAAACCAATGAACACAAGGCACGCAGAAGCAGAAACAAACACAAAAAAGAGAGCGTTTATCTAGGCAATACATAACAAATGGGCAAAATAGAGCTATATGAAAAGGCTAAAAAGGGTTTAGGATGCACCATAAATTCTCCGCGTTTGTGTGTGAAATTATCCGAATGCGTTTGTGTTGTGTGTTGTGCCTATATGAAATGCTGAGGTTCGTTCAACGAGATGGTTCATATAGTTACGAACAATGTTATTAACAATGGGTTGCGTGTGTTTGCCTGTGGTTTGTGTGGCGTGTTGATGTGATGCGTGTATATTATTACGGCACACGTTTAATACACCATGCGATTCGTGGCGTCAATAGGGACGTTGTATTGTGCCGACCATAGTAGACCATTACGATTCGCTTTGCGTTGTTTGTTGCCTTGTGTATGGAAGCGAGACGAGGAAGAGACGAGATGGTTGAGCAGAGGAAAGCAATACGGATTCGCTGGGGGGTGGGTTCGGAAGGATCGATCTCCCTGGTGGCCGGGGTATGGGTCCGTGGGTGGTAAACCCCCTTCCCCTCACAGCTTGCCCCTTTTTGTTTTTGGATTGGGTTATCCCTTGATTCCCTTTTTGTGACTATATAAAGATACGAAATGTATTGTAAAGATTATAATAAATGGGGGCGAAATGCGGTTTGTTCATCGGTGAGTATCCTGATTCTATTGGGTTTGTAATTTTTGTAAACGGGTATAGGGGGGGGTGGTATCGCAAAATGCGTTTTTTGCATAATGCTGATTAGGTTTTTGGAGCATGGCTTAAAAAAAATTTTTTCGGGGAGTTGGGTAGTGGTACTAACCAATTGGGCATAAAAAAACCCTATCTCTAGGGTTCTTTGTGTATAAGGTATTAGCTTATGGTTTTTTAACGCTATACTTACCTCCTGGTCCGTAAAGCTGAATTTGCTGTTTAGCTATAGCAGCATCCTTTGATAGGGTGATTTTCTTTGTAGATTTCTCAGGAGCCTTTGGAGTTGTCTTTTGGGCGGCCTGTTTTGGAGTTGCTTTTGGAGCAGCTTTAGAAGCAGCGGCTTTATCAACAACTACAGGTCGGGTTGGTTTTTTATACACATCCTTGGTAACCTTTTTATAGTCCTTGCCGCCTGGAGTGTATGGTGGCTTTATTCCTACATATTCAGGATAATATCCTCGTGTAACTCTTTGCCCTATGGGTTGGTTTGTTCCAGAGACCTTGTACCCTTCGGGTAAAGGTACGTCCTTCACAGACTTTCCTTTGATTGAGTGTTTTCCGTACTCTCCAAAAGATTTCTTACCAGTAAGTTGAGGCTTTGCCCCTGACTGATACTTTTGTAAACTGTCGGAGTAGGCTGCGTATGCAGGGTCATTTTTGTCTGAGACGTACAGCGTGTTTGGTGCGTCAGCTTTCTTTTTCGCAGGGGGATCTTTTTTCCCTGTGCTTTTAGAACTTGGGTTGAAGTAGTCTTTTGCTTTCATGTTGTAAAAATATAAAAAAAAGCCTCTTGCGAGGCTTATTCATTGCGAAGTATTTTTTAGCTTATCCTTTTTTATAGGTCCCGTCAGGGTTTTGGGTAAACTTAATACCGCCCCTAACGTAGGTCTTGTTATCAACAGTTGGTTTTGTAGTGTATGGGTTAACCTTTTTTTCTACAACTCTTTTTCCTGTGGCTGGGTTGTTTTTGGGTGTTGCACTCATCTTTGCTGTTTTTTTAATTGCCATGACTATTTTGTATTTATTATTAATAATACACAAATATACAAACCTTGATTAACTCTGCAAAATAAAACAATTCAGTTGGTTAAGTTTGCTAACCATCTGGACGGTGTCAACAAAAAGGTAGTAATTCGGAGAACTTCCGAGTTTGGCTATGTTTTGTTACAGAGTTTGGCAAAGGGGTGGGAATCGATCCCTTTGTATCACTCCGGTCAGGTTCATCCTGATTTTTCCACTATGATTGATAAAGGGGATTACTTTATTGATTATTTTCCACTATATGGCCTGTTCTGGTGATTATTTTCCACAATGTTAAATCCTGCGTGGGGGTGTGTTAAATGTTGCGGACTAGCCTTATCAGCTAAGGTCTTGTCTATCAAGGGGTTTATGGGGTTGAATGTTAAATGCTGATGTCCCAAATTTCTATTATATATGGGACAGATGTCCGCTTATATCGGACAGGTGTGGTTTATAACATCTAACCCATATTAAAGTGTGGGATCGAGGACCGTAAGGCTATGTTTTGACTTTAATGACTGAGGAGTCATACTATAATGTGACTTATGTGTCACAATTTTTCGTGTTTTTGTGACTTATAAGACAATTTAGAATAAAAAAAACCTCTTGCGAGGCTTATTTCTTTTTTCTGCTTTTTATTGGAGCAGTGTATGTGAGGGAGAATTGTCCTGATGGCTTTCCTCCTCCCATCGATAAAGATGTTCCAGCGGATAGTCGTGGGCTTATCTTGTAAGAAAGATCAGCGGATAAGCTTGAAGACTTTGAATTACCTCCTCCGCTTAAAGAGTAAGAAGTCTTTGTCTTAGGCTCTGGCTGCATCTTATAATTAAGAATATTTTTTTTCGGAGCCTCTTTTTTCGGATCGTTATTTCTAATAGCCATAGTTATTATTTTTTATAATAAACAAATATACAAATTTTTACTTATCCCCCAAAATTTCTTTGAGTTGAGAGAGGATGTCTGTCTGCGTCTTTCCCCAGAAAAGGTCACAGGTTCCGTCTGCCTTGATTGGAGGCTCCGTAAAATAGGCTTGGGCGTACTCGTTAGCCGGTGCTGTAAAACGGTAGCACTTTTCTTTGTGGGGACAGATTGTCCCTGGGGGGTTACACTTGGATATATCAGGCATCTTGACCTCCGTAAGTTTCGTTGTAAAAATCTTCAAATTGA